TTGATTTTTTAGTAAAATTAAAATACTCAAATCCCGAATATTTATTAAACCATCTTAATCTGAACCTGTCATACTTTGGGTCACACTCTTGCTTGTAAACATTGAATGATTCCGTATTAGTATAATTGTCTGCGCTATCTACATACTCAGCGTAGAACGTAGAATAAGCCCAATCAGATGGATAAGGTATTTGATTAGTTCCGTATTGAATAGTCCAATAGCCCAAATTGTCATAAGCTCCGTACCTCTCGAATAAACCAAAGTTAGACGATTCTATTACATCACCATTTATGTCGTAATGCGTATAATACAACCTAAGCAAAGTAACAACTCCACCTCCGCCCTCTTCGTCAATGGGTGTATTAATCTCACTTGGCAAAGAGATAAATGCGATATCATCACTCAACAACTTAACATTTTTATTAACTAATGGAACGCTGTATAGTGGTTGATAAGTATCATCAGGTCGATAATTGCTATAAAAATTAGCGCTTGGTATATCATCAAATCCATTATAAAAGTAAAGCGTTTTGTCATCTGTATACCCGACAAAAGTAGCCGGCAAATCGGCTGCGGTTGCACTAATTTCTCCAACTCTTATTCTCACTTTATTGTAACTTTTATCAGCATTACCTCCGCTTGAGTCCAAAGGCACTTGACCAACCCCATTGTTTCCGATTAGTTGTGTCTCAAAGAACTGACCCTTTAAAGGTTCAACGGGATTAACAATAGATACTTCATCTATTGGGTCTACATCCTTAGTAATGTCGATTGTAGTCCCCACTACTTGTATGTTGATTCTGTACTTTAACTTAAATACAGTCCCTCCTGTCCGAGTTATACGAATTAAAAAAGGATTATACAACCCATATCTTCCAATTGTCGGGTCTACTAAGTCCCCGTAATTAACTACTACTGCCATTATACTCTTTTTACGTTATATCGTTTGTCTTTCTTAAAGTCGTCTATTATTGTGTTCTCCATATCTTCAACTATTGCTTCGGCTAAATCTTTAGGTAAAGCATCGAAAGCTTTTTGCATTGCTCTACTCATAAAAGGTACTTCCTTAATTCCGTTCTTACCTATGCTTTTGCTAATTGCTATTGCTGCGGACTTTATATTAGCCTTTGTTCTTTCTACAAACTGACTTACTTTTTGACCATTCGAGTTGATAAATGTTTTACGAACCTTTATTCCTTTTGTTCTTATCCACTCTTCTAATGGTGCTATCTTTGGTGGTGTTGCTCCTGCTCTTCTTCCTTCTTCTACTACTGAACCATAGGCCTCCTTACTTGTAAAGCTCGTTTCTAATCTATTAGGCTGCACTTTAATCTTGAATCCTAATCCCTTCGACAGCTCTCCTGAACTGTTTTTACTTCGGTTGCTTTTTTGCCCCCCGAAGCCTTTTGTCTTTAGATTCAGTCTTGCCTGCTCAACCACATCGGATGAGTACTTAGCCATTAAAAATTCAGTCCTTTTAAACTGCATAACAAGGCTTAGATAAGTTAAACGTTACTGTACACTCAACGCCTGCGAGTCCATCGTTGTATTCGCCTGATATTGGCTGATAACTTATTGGAAATTCTATTGAGTAACCGTCAGATTGAAGTCTATCAAATAGCATTGATGCCTCTAATTGCATATCGCTTTTTACTTCGTAGTCCCTCACCCATTCATCCAATCTACCTCTTTGTAAATCGCAGAATAAGAACCTAACTAATATTGTGTTTATATTATCGTCAATACTTCCTGATTCATCAGCTATCATATACACCTTTGGGAAGTCTTTAGCCTTAGTCATATTAATATCAATAGCACCGGTATATTCTACTGATTGAATGTTAATCGAGTTATTCGTTATTACATCGGTTACATCTTCGACTATTTGTTTAAGAGAATATTTTGCCATACTAATTTATTTTGTATTATGCAAATTTAATCTTTTTTTCTCGAAGTCTAACTTTTTCTCTTCAAGGTATGCAAATGCTGTTTCTAATCTCAAATTCCTTGCTGCATCCCATTTGGTCGGGTCATCCTTTGCTAATCCGTTAAGCATATCATACATTTTTCTACCTTCTTCTTCATCTTCTGCATCTCCGCTATTGGTGTATAGTATCGGATATACATCTCTTAAAGTCTTAAATAGTCTTTGCATTAAAACAACGCCATAAAGATTATACTGCAATGGTTGACTATTTAGCCAAGTTGCATTAGTTAGTAGTTCTTCGTCATCGTATGGCTTGCTCCAATCTTCACGGTAAAAGCACGCTGTTAGCAATTCTAAGCCCTGATAAGTGTCTATTGATACCTCACAGTTAACTATCTCAATGAAGTACTGTAGATGCAATTTAAGAAGGTTATCCCTTGCAGGTAGCTTTAGCTTACCTATTGCCTTAGGTACGTCAGGAATCATTTCTTTGTCTAATGAGTCCCTAAAGATATTGTAGGCTGCTATCATTTCAGTCATTGGGAATTTAGCAGTATCAATTTTTAAGACTTTATCAAAAAATAGAATCGCTTTTTGTTGTAGAGTCTCCCCCTGCCCAAGGGCTTGACATTCCGCCAACGAAATCTCCCTTGACGAATTTGGTATTTTTATTTTCATAGTTTTTAGCCCTTTTAAATGAGTTATTTGAGTAAGTAAACACAACGTATCTGATGGCATCAATAGCGTGGTTAAAATCGTCTATTGGTGCTTCTTTTCCTTTAGTTGCCCAAGCATAGTTATTAAGTTCTTTTATTACGTTATGACTATTTGGTGTTACTATTAGTTGATAGTTCTCCATCAGTTTAACACCTTGCATAACTGAACCTGCTCCTTTCTTAACTTCTCTTATTGATTTTTGCGTTTTAGTTCTTAGGTAGTTTATTAATCTTGATTCTGCACTATCCGCTATTATTTGTGCATTATCTAAGTCTTTAACTAATATGCTTAATTCGTCAATAGTTTGTCCGTGTTCATAAAACACTTCATCTAAATAAATAATGCTTCTACTTTCGTCTATTGCTACTTTAATGCAGGCATCGGGGTCTTTCTTAAATCCAAAGTCAAGCCCATAATAGTGAGGTAGTGAAGTATCAAATTTACCTTCTTTCCAATTGGTAAAGATAACGCCTTCCCTTTTTGCTCTTTCTCCATTTCCGTATACAGTCCACCAATACTTTTGATGCTTTTTACTTTCTATATCATCAATTTGTTCTTTGCTTAGAAATGGGTTATCCCTGTAGGTTGTTATTAATGGTGGGTATTTCTTTATGTATTGGTCAAGCCAATGGTCATCTCCAATAGCAGGGTTATAATCGGCTATAATTCTTTTTTTAGTTCTTACTGTAAATTGGTCAATAGTTTCTTCATCTATTTGGTTAACCTCGTTTAAATATAATATATCTCTTTTTCTACCGTGAACTTTTGCAGGGTCATCAGCACCGTAATAAGATATAATATTTCCCTTTAATTTATATTGTCCATCTGTCTTATTGTGGTCGTTTACATCATAAAGTCCATACTCAACTAACAATTGGTAAAAATCCTTCCATACAGTCGATTTAAGAGCCTTTAAAGTTGAACGTACAATATCTATCTCCAAACCCATATCGGGACACTCTAAGCATAGCTTAATGATGTACTGACACGCAGAATAAGTCTTGCCACTACGAGTACCTCCTTGCAACAAAGTCCAACGCTCTTTTGGAACATTGGACTGCAAATAAGTGAAGTTAGGATTTAGTCTTTGTTTGGTCTCAGCCATTCAGGAACATCTTTATATTCTACTTCTGTATTTATGTTTAGGTTTTGAACCCTGTCGCCATACTTCTTTGGATTCATCTTTCCTAACATCCACTTCCTCGCATCTATTTGTAACCTATTCCTTTGGACTTTTCCCCAATCAACTCTTTCATTGCCCATCTTATCTATGTAATTACAGTTATCTATTGCATCTGCATACTTTAATATTTCTTCAAAAATAATATCTGCTCTTTCCATACACGCACGAACGTATTGGTCACTTAAATTTGTATCGCTATTCAACCACTCATTAAATAACTTTCTTGATGGAAGTAATTTTTTATCTCTTTTTTCAGAAAGAACGCTTCTCAGACTTTCACCTTCCTGTATCCTTTCCATTATCGTTGTGATAGCGTCTTCTTTTAAGCTACCTTTCCAATATTCGGGTCTTGCCATTTCTCTTTGTGTTTTCCCCGTGTAAGAAGTAGACTAATTAATTGAATTTGGTTTAGTTCTAATTTCGGGTTTTTGTTATTTATTTACAAATTTAACGATTTTATTCTTTACTCTTTGCTCAGCAATTTTAAAATAATTGTCATCTTGCTCTATGCCTATAAAGTTTCTGTTTGTATTAACACACGCTACTCCTGTGCTTCCACTGCCCATTGTAAAGTCTAATACTGTTTCGTTTTCGTTGGTGTATGTTTTTATTAGGTATTCCATTAATGCTACTGGTTTTTGTGTTGGGTGGAATTTACTTTTTCCTTTATCGTTTTTATATTTCAATATCTGTTTAGGATAGTTTGTGTATTTTTGAAAGTGTTTTTCTTTTTGCGAACTCCTCCCGAATGAGTTTTCATGTGTTTTCTTTCTTACCCCATTAACTGTTTTGTTAAACTCTTTTAGCCCTTGTGGATAATATGGCATATTTCTATTTGACCCATTTGCAGTTTTTCCCTCACTGAAAATTAAAATATTCTCAATAGATTTAATAGGCATAAGTTTAGCATTGACAAATCCACTTGGGTCTGACTTTTCCCAAACCCAATCATACTTATAGTTCTTAATATTACTCATTCTTAAAGCACTGCTAAAAGGTTCACTACCAAACAATACTATTGCACCGTTAGGCTTTATAATTCTATTCAACTGTTCCCACATCAAATCGAAATCTATAACACTATCCCATTTACACGCAGTTGTTCCGTATGGAGGGTCTGTAATAATAGCATCAATGCTTTTATCTTCAATCGTTTTCATTACTTCGAGGCAATCGCCTTTGTATAGCTTTATCATTGTTTTTTTTTTTTAGTTCTTTGCTCAGCAATTTTAAA